TGTTCTAAACCATGATGCTCAATGTACTCATCTAATGTTTTAAGAGTATTAGGACCAATTCCACCATCAGCCACAGTTCCAATCATTTCTTGTAATTTTTTTGCTGCCCTGCCAACACCACTATTCACACTCCAATCCATAACAGCTAGGTCAAGACCAGAAGGAAGTTGATCACATTTTGCTCGAAGCCAATAATTTTTTTCATATATAGGAGCTACATCCTCTTCCGTTAAATCTTTCATATCTTTTGTGCCACCCCATTCTTCATACACTCTTTTAGTAACTCCAAGATTAGTCTCGCCCCCTGGATCTCTAGGATGATTTACATATCCACCTTCATGGTGAAGAATTATCTTTAAACACTTTTGAAAATTTTCTTTCATCATCTTTCCTTTGTTTACAAGTTAAACAAACTTCTTTTACCTCTCGCCATTTCTTATTAAGCCCATATACTTTATAAATATTTATTTTAGTTCCACAAACGGTACAAACATCTTCATTCAATTATCTTTAAAAAACTCTTCTACTTCTTTTACAAGTTCACCTTTACTTTTACGACGATCAAGTTCAATCCCATGTGTTCGCATCATAGCCTCAAGTTCTACCTTTGTCATATCTTTATAATTAGGTTGCTCTGTAACTGTAACATCGATTATGTCGTCATCCATAACATTTCCACTAATTAATGACTGAGCCTCGTCTTTTGTATAAATTGTTGTTTTAAACAATGTACCATCATCTTTAACAACATTATAAACGGGATCTCCCTTCATGTTTGTACCAATTTCTACCATCTTCATTTTGTCAATCCTTTCTGTTTCTCATATGTTCTGAGCCCACCAATTCCAAGTAATCCCCCCAAAGTCGTGAGAAGCGTAGACATGTCAAACTCTGGTAAATCTGGTATATCTATTCCAATAATAGTAACCACAAATATAATTAATGGCTGCAAGACAAAATGATAACCAAAAGCAATCGCACATATCCATCCCACAGCAGGTCGCCAGCCACCCTTAAACAAACTGCCAGAAGCAGCCTCTGCTTTGTTAATTTCTAATTGAGCCAGCAAAGCCTGTTGAGCGTGGGTATCGGACATAGTAGCTATCTCGTGTGCGAGTTTAGCTTTCTGATCTTTGTCCTCAATAACTTTATCAAGAATACCAGTCACTGGTCCTATAAGACTAGTTATTAGACTCATTTACGATCCTTTTAAGATTCTGTCTTGGCGTTCCATGTCTGCTTCTATCCAAGCATCCTCAATCGACTGCTCTATCGCAGCTTCCTCGCATTGCTCTTCAAAGTGATCATCATTGTCCGTGAAAGCACCATACTCATCCGTGTGGTCTTCATCTCTCATTTCCTCAAACATCTTTTGTTTATACGCACTCATTATTCTTTCCTTTCCTTTGGTGAGGCTGCAATTGTAAAGTTTACACTAAAAGAACGTCTTTCTCCAGAAGTTTTAAAAGGATATACACAATGATGCAAATGTGCAGGAAAAACAATAAAGTGTCCTACCCTTGGTTTCATTAAAAAGTTAGATCCTGTATGATTAGCTGCGTGACCATAGACAAACTGTATGTGACCGTGACTTGGGTGATGGTTTTTATCGTCCTCTTCCCACTCTTCCTCAATACCGTCAGGCAATTGTAGATAACCAACACAAGAAAGCATTGATCCTAAATGCACATGAATGGGATTATATTCATGCTCATACTGACGAACAAACCAACTACTAGCTATTTCAAGTCTGTAATCCAAAACATCTGGTGTTATATTTCGTGTACCCATAGATGTATAAAGTTCTGCATGACTTTGATACCGCATTAAGAACTGACCCATTTCGTCAGTCCATGCCTTGTTTAAATCATCATTCCACTTTAATTCTTCTTTAACTTTACCGACAAGATTACCAGACCAATCCTCCATCTCATCGTCTATAGCCTTATTGCATTTCTCAACAAAAGCATCAGACATTTTCTTGTAACCCAATATAGGGCTAAAAGGTGTAAGTATTTCTTCTTCTTTTTGGGGGTTGTATATATTTGCCATTATCGAGCGACTCCTCTAGGTTATTAATTTAAATGTTTTAGCTCCGTTTTTAAAACAATTACTTGTTTTTCTAATTCTTGAACTCTTGCAATCGTATCCTGCACAGATTTTGGTGGTGACCATTCATCTATCCATTGATCGTTTTCCTCAACTTCAACAGCTAACAAATCGAAATTATGCTCTAACATAGATAATCGTTCTGTCAAACCAAAATATAACCACACGCTCAATGCCGTTACAGCAATCATACTTATCAAGTTACGAAGTGGTATACTTATGTTACTATTATCAGATAGTTGAAACGGTTTGTTTTCTTCTTCAGACACTTACGGTTCCTCTTCGTAATCTTAATTCATCTAAATTTTTTTCTTTCTTTCCTCCATCATACTCCCAGGCATAGCCTCTATAAATCATTTCTGTATTTATGTTTGTCTCACCACAAAATAAATGTCCAAGCATACGACCATACTTACCGTCTTTCTCTGTTTTAACTTTTAGCCCTGAAACCATGCCATCATTCAATCTTCTTGTAAGAAAGTCTTTTGCTTCTAAACCCATAGCTTTTTCTTCAAGATCTCTTGTTCGACTTTCAGGAGTATCAATTCCTGCTAATCGCACACGTTCTTTTTTTGAAAGATTAAAACCAAGATCAATAACAATATCAACGGTATCGCCGTCAACAACTTTAACAATCTCTTTTATAGCATACTCATACATTAGTTACTTTCCATTTTCCTTAATCTTTGTGTATCCATTCACACCAAGAAAAGTACCAATTATACCCATATTAGCTATAACCCAAGTGCTTCCTATAGGTTGTAAAACCTCAACACGTTCTATAGTTACCCAAGGACTTAACATAAGTCCAACAAATGCAGTAACACTAAATAAACTAAATAAAATCATAAATCGGCTTTGATCCTCCTTACGGTTCTGATTATCAATTTTAATGAACCGTTCATGTTTATCAAGTTCTTCCGTTGTTACGATCCCATCACCATCCAAATCAGCTTGATTTAATGGATTATCTTTTGAAAGTTTTTTCATTTTATTAACATCCACTTTGGTTCAAAAGTTATAGCATGATGATAAGCAAGCAACAGTAAAATTATAGTAATCCAAATTATTCTTTTTGGCTCCATCCCTCATCATTGATATTTCATCGCAAACATAATCATAAAGTAAGCACCAACTCCAGTAATGAGCATTGCACATATAATTCCTAAGGCGTTTACAAGTTGATTTTTACGCTTTGTTGCTTGATAACGGCCTTCAACCTCTTGTTGTCTTTCTTGCTTTCTTAATGCCTGAAGTTGTTTCCAACCAGCTTCTCCTCTTGTAGAAAGCACTATGTTGCGTAAATTATGTTCTAAATCTTCCGCTTGTTTTAAGGCTATGAACTTCTCCATAGCATTACCACCACCAGACTTCTTAGCACCCTTTGCGTCAGCTTTTACGTCATCTATGGCTTGCCATAAAGTACCTAAATCTTTTCCAAGTTCTGCCATTGACTTCGCACCAGCCACCCCAGCCTTGACGGCAGCAAATGCGGATAAAGCAATGGTTATCGGTTCGGGCATGTTCTTACGTCCTTCTTAATGAACTTTGTCGTTGAACGTCTATGCGTTCTCGATTTACTTCGTTTCGATTTTGTGCAATCTCTTCCGTGCTTTCTATCTTTGCAGCGGCACTTGCAGCTTGCTGTTCTAACCTATCTCGCTCTATATCTCTATCGGCCTTGTCGTCCTCTGCTTTTCTCATTTCGGTCTGTTGCTTGAGCTCAAGTTCTTTCATTCTAATCTGAACTAACGGATCGTCCATTGCACTCTGACCTTGTGGAATTAACTGTGTCATTAAATCTTCAAGAAGTTTTACTTCCTGCATAGATATTAACTTCTCTAGCTGTGCTGGATCTTGCATCTCCTGCTGTACTTGCATGATCTGCATCTGTGCTGCTTGAGGGTCTAATCGACCTTCTTGCACTGCTTCTTGGGCTCTTTGTATGATTGCTTGTATTTCTTCATTAACCATAAGTCTTGCTTTTTGAGAAACGTGTTCCTGCAAGTGAGCGTAAAACGTACCCATAACTTGAGGTGATGTCGTTACAATAGGTGTCTTCATAAACATTATATGGATCTTCATATGAGCGTCGTGATCCTGTTCAGGAAAAGTTCTCAACAACTCACCCATCAAAGCCCTTGCATTTTCAATAGCCGGATCTAAAGGTTGAGGCTCTGGTGGAGGAGGTAAAAGTTCATCAATGTTTTGAACCTCCAACGCCTGGTACATACGCTTATATGCAGCATTTAAATTATGTATCTGAGGGTTTGATTGAGCCATCTGTAACTGTGTTTGTGCCAAACTTATACGTTGTGCCATAGAAAATATATTAGGATCACTGACAGGAATAACATCCACACGGTCATCAAAGTCCGTTGCAAAAATAGTATTGTCACCACCTGCTATAGAATACGGGTACTCCTGTGGTAAATTCTTAGAAAATATCCTAGCAAGAATACGAAACTCTGTCTTCTGTGCATA